TCTTACTGTGTTCTGTCTTGTTTCCCCACTTTTCAAGTTCTTCTTTGAATATTTGATATTCTCCTTTACGAAATTTTTTATACCAACTTCTTGATGGTTGTGGTGTTTTTATTCCATAATTAGCTAAAACTGTTTTTGCTAAATGTAAACAGTCAACAGCACCATTTTTTTCTGGATCAGCACCTAATCTATACGGCATACCAATTAACTTGGCAGGTTTCATCGGTTTTGTATATCGCCAGTAACAGGTAACGACCCAACAAGCCCTGTTGTTAATCTTCTATTAGGTGCAGTAGTACCGACAGCATCTATAGCACTTGATAATATTACTTCAATAGTTTCAAAATCATAAGACATAGAAGCTGCTAACCAATTATCTCTTGTAAGAAAATAATTTCCATATATTTGTTTTGGTTGTAAATTAGCTGGATCTACTACCGATACAAAAATCTCTACATAATATTTATTAAGTACAGCCTCCTGTGCATAATTCATTGCAAGATCATTATTGGCAAATAACAGACCAGCTTCTAAATTATCTCCTGATCTGTTTTTTGCAGCACCTTGATATATAAAAGGTAAATAATAATAGTCTTGATTATCAACAGGAAAAGTAATTTTATTTGTTTCTGCTTTTACATATTTATCTCTTTGTGTAGTTGTATCTCTTACACTTAATGAAGCATAATCTTCTCTTCTTGCATTTTGGTATCTTTGTTTTACATCACCATTAGAATCATAAATATTCATAAAAGTGACAATAGTTGTAATGCTCATATTCCTATTTTAGATCGTTGGCTACGACTATTTTTTAAAGTACTCATCATTTTTGATTGACCCATTGTTGCCCCTTGTTGTGCAGCAGCACTTATTATTTGCGGTACAGAATCTTTTGGAACGTAATCATCACCATTAAAGTTAAGAATAGGTCCAGTATATTCAACAACTGTATTACCAGAAGCACCTGCAACTGTACCAGCTTCGTGACTACCGCCTGGAATTACAGCACCACCTCTAGCACCTGCTGAATATCTAGACATTGCACCATCCATTTTAGATGCAGGGATTATATATTCTGGTTCGCCACCTTCTCCGACCATTCCAAGTGTAGGAGAATTTACAACACCACCATATTGAAATGCTTTAAAACCACCTGCTCTACTATATGAGCCTTGTTCACTAAATAAACCGCCAAACATTGAACTAAAAGCTCTATTTAAGAACAATGAAGCTAACTGTCTTGCGACACCTGCTAATGCTTGTCCCAATGTCTTAGTACCATCAATCAATCCCATAACAGCATTTGTCATTCCTGAAGCTAATATATCTTTAATTTGCTCTTGTACTGCTTTTTGTTCCTTCAACTTATCGTTTAATACAACTGCATCTTTAATACGTTTTTCCTCTGCAGCAGAAATATCTTTTACGTCAATTTTTTGTGCTCTAGCAAACTTTAATTTTTCTTGTTCTATTCTTGCTCCTTGTTCTCCTAAACTTAAAGTATCTTGTAAAAATTTATTTTGGTCCGTTATACCTTGTATTTGTTGATCTACAGCAAGTAGTTTATTCGTGGCTATCTCAGCTTCGTCTTTTTTAGTTTCTTCATTAAATTGTTTGGTTAATTTGCGTACTTTTTCAAGATTATTTTGGTAATCTAATTGTGCTCTGTCAAAAGCACTTGATCCACCAAAAGCACTACCTCTACTCTTATCTCCACGAGTTTGAATAACTCTCTGTCTAGATTTTTCTAAATCGTTTTGTGCTCGTTCAAGCTGCATTGATGTTGGTACAGAAGAAGGTCTAAATTTTGACAAACCTCCCATACCTAATAAACCTTCGTTATTTATCTTATTTGCAAAGCCAGCAAATGCAGCAGCTAACTTAGTCATTAAAATTTGAATGTCATTAGCAAACTGTCTACTTGCATCGCCAAATTCTTGTAAATTCTTTACTCCTTCACTACCTACAATATTCGTTAATCTTCTGATGGATTCATTATATGCAGCTTGCCTTCCCTGTGTTTGCTCTAATAATTCTATGTATTTAGCAGATGGTGTTCCTACTAAACCTAAACTTTTAGTAACTTGAGTTATGTCTAAATTTGTTTTGCTAAATGCGTTACCTACTGCTGCTACTCCGTCCATTATTTGCTGAACTTGAGTAAGTGCAGCAGTTGCTATTAAACCCCCTGCAAAACCTCCCATCTGACCACCAACTTTTCCACCTATAAATCCACCTCCAAAACCAGCTAATGCACCAAGTGGTCCTTGTCCAAATAAAAGAGGAAATGCACCACTAATTAATGCTCCTGATAAAGCTCCTTTTCCTTTCCCTCCTCCAACTACACCACCTCCACCGCCAGGTGTTCTCTTCATCTGTTGTCGTATTTTTAACTGCTTTTTTAATTCCTTTGTGACTAACTTTTCTTTCTGTAATTCTGGTGAGGTTGCAGCTATATTTGCCTTGGCCTGTTTTCCTGTCGGACTTTTACCCTGTAACGCATTTTGTACTTTATTAACTCTATCTTCTAACTTCTTTAACTGATTTAAGTTTGCTACTTTTATTCTTATCTGAGCATCGTATGTAGCCACAACTAAAAATTTGTACTTTAAACTTTATTATAAAAGATAAAATTACATACGTCTTTTAGACTTATTAATTTCTTTTTCCTGGTCCTCATTAAGTATTTGAAAATAAGCACTCCAACCCAAAATTTCTTCTACTGTCATCTGTTTTATTTGGACAAGACTCATACCTAATTCTTTAGCAATACCAAACTGCAACATCATTAAATTATCTTTACGCAGTTCGGCACTTAGTCTTTTGGGTCAATAGGCTCTTCTGTTTCAACAATTACCGCTAAAATTAATGACTGTAAATCAGAATCCCTTACCTCATTTTTAAGCACATCAATTTCACCTACTTGAAATAAAGAATCACCATTCTTATCTTTAGCTTTTGTAGTAAGTAAACGTAAACCTAATTCATTTGCATCATCAGATTTAGTCATTCTTTGTGCTCTTTCCTTTTCAGCTAAAGTCAAAGGTGTTATCCACATTTCAAATACTGTTCCATCGGATAATGTAACTTCTTTTTTAGTGGGTTCTAAATTTGCTGCTTTACGCAAGCGGTCAATCGCACGAAGTGTTTTACCTGTTGTTGCCATAATAGAGTTCTATACTCTACTATTGTAGCTCATTATCAATTAAATACTACTTATGCAGTAGCAAAATCAAATGTTGGTTGAACAGCAGGTCTAAACTCTACGCTTACTGTCTGTGCATCATCTGGGTTAACATTTAATGATGCAGCAGTTAATGTAGCTTCAAACTCAATAAATCTGCTTAATGTATCGCTAACTGAACCACCAGTAAATACCTGATCCATATATAGTTTCATGGCTGCACCTACTTGCTGTCTCTGTAGCACATCTTGAACCATACGATTTACCATTGCT